TTATTTGCATTCGCTTTAATATAGTCGGACAAGTCTTTTGTCACCTGGTTGCCAACCGTCAAAAGAAATTGTTCATAAACGTTTTCCGGTTGCGCGACATCGGTCGAAGATATTCCGAACCCTTCAAGAAAATCAAATTCGCCGGCCATTATTGTAATATGTTTTTTTGTTCGTCAACAAGCTTAAAGTAGTTCATCCAAAATAAAGTTTTTACATAAGGTTGCGCCGTAATTTTTTCCACGTCTTGTCCCATCTCTTTTGATAATCGATGAAGGATAGTTGTCCACGTGAACCATTCGCTATTTGTAATTGTTGATCCATTTCCAGTTGTGTCTTCATCGTCCTCAGTTGTTGAATCGCCAATATAGCGAGATTCCGCGTCTCGTATTCGCGCAAAAAAAAACCGAAGAAATTTAAGAATTCATCGCCTGGAAAATGTTGCTTGAATATCTTATAACGATTTTCATTCGGATTCATTATCCGGCCTTTCGAATCTTCGTGACAATAATCCATGTCTTCTTCGATGTAACAAATGGCAACCGCTTTGCATGGATCGGATGCAATGTCTTCAATCAATTTCAAGTCAATGATTTGACCGGTAGTAATAAAACGAAAGTCTTTATAAAAATAATATTTCTTTCCTTCGATTTCAACCAATCCAACCGGATCGCTTGATTTGTATTCCGACAACATCGAAAGCAATTGACTCGAAGCTTCTTGAACGTCTTCGATGTTTCCTTGTTTGATTTTGCTAATCGAAACGCCTGAAAAGATTGAAAGAAGTTGACATTGGAATTCAATCATTCCAAGCCATTCATCGTCCTGGCGTTCCTTCATTGCATCGGCAAGCATGATCCACTTTGTTAATTGATCCGGCCGGCAATCACTTATTGTCCTTGGTAAATTTAATTTTATCATAATGTTCCTTTGCTATATTGAAAGCATGTTCCAACATGAAGATGTGTCGTTGCATGTCGTTCGGTTTGTTAAAAATTATTAATACATTTCGTCCGGTCTTGTCCTTGATAAATTGTTGCACAATCATTCGTTTGTAGTTAAGTCCGGATTGCATGATATATTCCTTTGCGTTTAAAATTCTTCAAGCAATGAACGGCCAAGGCCAATGATATCACGCCGTCATCGTGCATTCCGCTCGGCGCTGAATATTGAACGTTCCTGGTGTTCACGTTGTAAATGTAAGTAAAACTTTCCAATTCATCGACAAGCCATGTTTCGTTTATTATCGATATTGACTTTTGTTCGAACGACATCGCCAGGTCTTCAATGATTACCGGTTTCGATTTCGATGTGGTTGTAAATGGATTGACCAGGTTGCGACAAGATGACCGCAGCATTTCAAAGAAGACGTCGCCTTGATTGTTGACTTCGACCAAGGTCACCGCTTGATATTGACGGATGACTTCGGCCACCTTGTCAATTATCTTTGACCATTCGTCGTGACGCCACCTTTGAACGTGAATCATTTGTCCTTTGTCATTCAGTATCGTTAGAACCGTGTAATCGTCCGCGCGTCCGATATCAAGTCCGGCATAGTTCCGGTTTGTCTTGTTGGCCGTGCCGATGCAATCCTTGACATTCCGAAACAAGCCGGATGCGTTGTCAAGGAATTCCGCCATGTATTCTTGTCGAAAGATGTGATCCGGCAATGAACGCTTGCGCTCGTCCAATTCCCTGGCGTCAATCATTGGATTGTCGTAGCTTGTGTAATGGATGTAACGATACCTTTCATCGTAATTCGGCTGCATGCACAACCGGTGAAAATGATTCTTTCCCTTCGGCGTTGAAATAAAGATAATCTTTTTTCCCTTGACCATTACCGTTGCCGATAATACTTCGTCCCAAAGTTCCGGACGCGTGAACGCCATTTCATCAACGACCATGTAATCGAATGTATTCCCTCGGATATTATCCGGCCGTTCACCTGAAAAGAATTCAATCGATGAACCGAACCCCGTGATCCGAAGATCCGATTTGTTGAATTCGAATAGTCCGGACTTTGCCACCGCCTTTTCCAATTCGGCGAATACTTTTTTCCCTTGCTTATATACCGGCGTGATCCATGCGATTTTGCAACCAGGATCGTTGATTGACCAATACAATAATTGGTTGATGCCAAGCAAAGTTTTCCCGAACTGGCGTCCGATGTTCAAAGCGAAATACTTTTCCGTTCCCGAATTAATGGCCGAATGAATTGCGCGTTGGTTGTCGTGCGGTTTATAACCTTTGATCAACGTCATTCAAAATCGAACTTGTCAACCGTGCGCGTTTCGATTTGTTGGCGGTCGTGCATGCCAAGGCGATTCTTTGCGTAGAATATTCCCTTGCCTTCATTGGCGACGATGTCGGATGCAAGTCCTTTGAAAAGGTCGTCTATCTTTTTTATAGTTTCCGATTTTAGTTTATCATCACAATTCAACCATTCATACCAAGTCGAAGGAACGATTCCTTTTTCCTTTCGAATGATTGGAATCCAAATCCTTAAAAAATAATCAATCGTCGGAATATGGCGATCCATTACCATAATGATTTCACCTTTATTTGAAAGCGTTTCTTTTTTATGCGACGAACATTCTTCAATGTACTCGATTGCCCAAAGTTCAAGATTCTTAATATATTCTTTTGAATACGACATAGCTTTTTATATTATGTTATCTTGTTCGAAAACGATTATATATATTATTAATTTTAACAAGTCGAACGCTTTGATCCACTCCTTTTCCAAGTGACTTTTGTTCTTCGTGTCTTCGATAGTAATAAAGAAATTTATCAACATAGCCGATTGACATTCCAGCTTGAAGACATCGAAGATTCATTTCCAGTTCTTCGGCGCAATCCAATGATTCATCGAACATTCCGATTCTTTCGAATACTGATTTCCGGTACATTAACGAACCTCCATGAATAACGTTCTTCGTTGCGTTTTGTTCAAGCGTTGGATATTTAATCGGCGGTTCGTATGGAACGACTTTCCTTTGATGAAAATAGCCGTAAGCTTTGCCATGAATGAAGTCATGACCTTGAATTCCTTCGACGGAATTTTTGATTGAATCAACCGGTAACCAATCGTCTTCGCAAAGATATTTAATAAATTCACCGGACGCCATTTCGATTCCACGATTGATATTGAATGAAACGCCAGCATCGTGATTCGATTGAATGATTTCGATTGCACCCGGATAATTTTGCGCATGGATTGATTCAATCGCCTGGCTTAAATAACCGCGATTCATTCGATAAGGAATTATAATTGAAACCAAAGGATAATTCATAATATTAAATTTTTCAGTCTTGTTCCGGCGGCCAAGATATTATGTTTTTGAAAGAATCCGTTGTGGTGTTCTTTTCGAATCATTTCAAAATTATCGTTTTCAATAATGTTAAAGATATTATGAAATTTGATTGGATCATTTGCAATGACAAAATTGTGTTGGCCGTAAGCATCTTCGTAAGCAGCTTCATTCACATTGTTCGTGACAACCAGGCAACCAAGCGCCGTCGCTTCGAATGCCGTCACTCCAAAACAACCGTAAGGATTGCCGTTCATAATCGGCGAAAACAATTCGATGTAAATGTCACATCGCGCAATTCGATTCAAATTTTCTTGATGCGATAATCTTGATTCCGAAATCACGAATTCAAATTTATCTTTGAAAGGTTCAAGCATCTTATAAATCTTGTCCGTTCCTTTGACAATTGGATTCGAAGGAAAGTGACCAACAACCAATTTTGATTTTCGTTCGGTTTGTTCCGCTTTGACATAAGAGTAATGCGGCGCAATGTACGTGAAATCTTTGTTGTGCAATAAGAATTCACATTGATCGGTGAAAATTCGTTGTCCTTTGAAAATAGAATCGTATCGTTGTTTATTGTTCCGGTATCTTGTTCCGGTGTGATATATTATCTTGTTCGGATGACTGGCGACCGCTTGAAAGATATTTGCATCGGAATGAAAGATTTGAATCACATCGAAATTCTTATATTGTTTCAAAACATCGGCCATTGTCTTTTGTTCCGATTGCGATTCATAATTGAAGACGTGACGATGAAACGACCAATCGACGCAATCAACTCCGACCGCTCGCAAGGAATTGGCGTTTTCGTGCGCCATGTTGGCGAAGTCCATGTTTGATAAATTTAAAACGCGCATAAATAAAAAGTTAATTTAAAAAACATCCACCAGGATATTAAGCAAAAAATTAAAATTGAAAGATAAATGACAAGCAAATTTATATTAATGTTCATTTTTTAATAGTTCAATCAATTGTTCGAATGTCGGATTCTTTTCCGTTTTGATTCCTTTGTTTTTTACGAACTTTCTTAATTCCTGGTATTTCATTTTTTCCGGATTGAAAGCTTCCATTTTTATTCCGACAAAATGCAAAGGTGATTTGACATCCTTTGGTTTGACGTCAATGTTTTGACAAAGCGCCGGAAGGTCACCACGAAGTAATTCATTGTTCAAGCGATCCATTGCAATCCGAACGCAAGTTCCGCAATTCTTATTCAATACTCCATGACCAAGATCATGATAGATTTTCGCCAATTCATTCTTCAATACCATGTTCAAGGAAAATGAACGCGTCCTTGAATATTGATTTGCCTGATAAAGTAGTGCGTCACTTACTTTCATAAATCAAAATTAAGTCCGACAATAAATAAGAAACAAACGCCATTGGAATCATTCGATAATCAACGAATGAATAAATCGTCACCGCCGTCCAAAAGGAAAGACAAGATAAACAATTGAACGGTTTAATGTTCGGTAGTTGAAAGCTTTGCAGCGCTCTCGCAATCGCCACCGCTATAATTATATAAATCATATTTGAATTTTTTAATTGTTTTGTGAATAGTGTCCAAGCAAATTCCGGTATTGTCGCGGATTTCACGATATGTCATTCCGTAAAGGTGCATTTTCGTCACTTCTTTAATGAACAATTCTTGATCGTCTTTTGGCCTGGTTGATAAAAAGGTGTTAATTAGATTTTGATATTTGTTCGGAACATCTTCGGAATCGTCTTGAATCATTTCGCCAAGTTCATTTGAAGGAAAGCGCATTTCTTTATTGAATGCCGATTCTTTCCAGTTCCATTGATTCCAAGCGAACCGAGCGAACATCTTTGGTAAGACATTCGGTTCAAGTTCATATTTATGCAATAAGATGAACACGAAAGAAACAAGGTCGCGATGCAATTCGTGATTATTAGTCAACTTCTTTGCAATTGCATACGCGTCCTTTTCCCAAAACATTCAGCTAAATTATAAAAAATTCGAACCATTTAACAAAAAAGATTTGTCCGACTGGTTTATTATTTAGAAACCGATGAAGCATTGCATACGAAACGCCAATGTCTTCGGCCAAATGTTTCATCTTATATCGCTTGGTAATTTTGTCCCTTGTCATTTTCAACATAAAGTCAACCAAGTTTTCACCATTAGAAAGGTAGATCGTCATTGATTTCATGCAGCGGTTCGATTTGATTTGATTTGTCTATTTTTATGTTCCAACCTTCCAGGCGCGTGAAATATTTTCCGTTCCATTCCCGGCCGCGGATATTGAATCCGATTTGAACCAAGTCGCCAAGCTTACATTCATCAAGCAATTGACATTTGTCTTGACTAAATTCCAACATGACTTGTTGTGGATATTTGTCATCCGTTTCGATTACGATTTCGCGCTTTGCGAATTTTTCCGTGATTTGTGTTGTCTCGGTGACAACCACAACTTTTCCTTCGATAGTGTAATTCATTTTTTTCTGTTAAAGTATTCGAGCAACCCAAAGCCGAGTGCAAGCCAACCGACAACCATTGCCGGAATCATTAAAATTACATAGATTGTTGTAAGCATATTATTTAGAATTTAATTGATTAATATATTGTGAATAATATTCATTAGCGAAGATTAGTTTTTCCCGAATCAATTCTTCTTTTTCAAGATCACGTTCATAAATTACCGAAGTAATTCGCTTTTCCGGTGCGATGTGATCCACTCGATGCAAATCGATTTGTTCCCATTGCGATAAGAATTCATCTTTCGTTGTGACCAAACAAAAAACAAGTTCAAAGATTTCACGTTCGTATAGCATTAAGTACGCGCGACCTTGCCATTCATAATCGTTGTCATGCGCTTCGCCTGGCGTTGCCGGCCACGTTTCAAGATTCCAAGATGTTTTGATATCAATCACGCGGTCTTCGGCCAAGATATCACATTCACCGGTCAAATATTCATCTTGAAGTCGAATAATGTTCTTGTGATAGTTAGTGAACCGTACTGAATTCAACAAGTCGATTGAATCTTGTTCCTGGTCTTTTCCCTTGTTGATATACTTATTGTCAAGTTCAACCCGGTAACCGAAAAAATCTTGTTTCGCAACCTGGCGAATGTACGTCTTCGCGCCTTGGCTTAAATTCTCGCCTTTTGATTTCGGCGTTGTCATCAGTTTTCCCAATGACGAAGGATGCCATTTCATAATTCAATCGCTTTTAATTGAACATCCGTCAATGAATAAGTTGACTTTAATTGTTCAACGGTGAATTCTTTTTTTGATATTGCAAGCAAAGCTTTTTCAAAACGTTCCGTCGTGATCGCCGGTTTGTTTTTTGGCGCTGCTGCTGCCGTTTGTCCGTCGTCGTCAATAGATTGCAAGGCAAGCATTGATTGAAGCGTTCCACGACGAAAATAAGTAATCGCCGAAAGTATCTTTTGCGGATCAGTAATCATTGGAAGTCGCATCCAAGATTCAATCATTTCACCGGTTTCGATGTCAACGATTTGAGTCATCACAACATCGTCCTTGATTGGTTGTAATAAGACAAGGCCATTTTCCCAAAGAACTGGTTCAACCGTTTCAAGCAAAGCATTGATGTCGGAATAATTCTTTTTAAAATGTGGATTCGTCGCGTTCTTCGCTACCTTTCCAATTGATTGTTTCGCGCAATGTAATCGCGCATAAATTCCAATCGGTTTGATTGGTTTGGCCGGTGTTTTCACCGCCGTTTGTTTTGCATCCATAATTATTTGTTTAGTTTAATTTTATCAAAGATAGTCAATTATTTCATTAATACAATTTTTTTATTAAAATAATTTTAATTGTGCCATGTGATTATTTATTCTTTCCATTGCTTTGTCAAAATATTCTTTGTCAAGTTCGCAAGCGGTCAAGTCAAATTTAAAATCATGACACGCTATCGCTATTGAACCCGAACCAAGGTGAGTGTCAAGAATCTTGTCACCTTCTTTTGCGTACTTGTCAAGAATCCATTTATAAAGCTTGACTGGTTTTTCAGTAGGATGAAAAGTATTTTGTGCAATTAAAGACGCTCTATTTAATTCAAATTGTCTTGTAACAGTATTAAAAGAAGTCCAAGCCAATTCGCCATCAGACATTGTTAAATCTCTTTGACCTTTATACCAAAATATCCAAGCTTTTGTTGGCTTTAAATATTTTGTGAAATAATTACCACCCCATATAATTTGATTTTTAGATACTCTTTTTAATTCATTAAAATATTTTTCATTAGGTATTGCATTATCCCAATTTTTTTTTACGTGTTCTTTTCTATTATGTTTAGGGTTTTTATTAATACTTTTCTTTTGACCATCAATTCCAATCCCATAAGGCGGATCGACAATTGCCAGGTCAAAATACTTGTCCGGATAGCGTGACATCAATTCCATGTTGTCTTCGTTTGTTATTTTCATTAGTCAAGATTAATTTCATTTTCTTGTAAAATTTCAAAAAACTTTTCGCGAATCCTTTCAACCATTTCGAATTGATTTTCTTTCAGTTCTTCGTATTTCCAAATTGCTCGAAGTTCATCTTTGATTTCGGTCAAGGCGTGCCACATTTTATTCGACTTGACGGCGTTGTCAAATTCGAATTGATCGTCCGGTAAATTGTATTCAATTGTTGCTTTCATAATTTTAATTAATTGTGGTGATTATTACTTAATTTTCATACTTTGCGCAAAATTTATCATTTCTTGTCAAGACATGTGGTAACTTTTACCGCTTGTCCTTTATCGATATGTCAAGACAAAATTTATCGAACCATTCAAGGAACAAATCGAAATCTTTGGCTATTATATACGTTCCGCCGGATCGTTCAATCATTGCTTGATAATTCTTTTGTGCTTCGGACTGGCGATCCTTTCCGATCTTGACTTCAATCTTGACCGAACGGCCATAAATCGTCGCCGAAATATCGGCCGATCCTGGTGTTCCAGTTCCTTTCGTCCATTGTCCTTCGGTCATTGTTCCGTCGGTTCTTCTTGATCTTCGAAATACTCCCATTGTATTAATTCGTTCCGCTTGATAATCGGAAAAATTTAAAAAGTCGCATATACATTTTGTCAATCCGTTTGCGGTCTTGTCGGAATAAGCGGTCAAAGGTATCGTGTGACCGGGTGCGGTTGGATATCGATATGAAAGATATTTGAATTCAACCGCTTTCAATCTTGTTTTCGATTCTTTGTTCATGATAATTGACCATTTAAAACAATAAAAGTATCGCATCTATATTGAAAGCTTCCATGAAATTCGCCTTTCAATCTTAATTGCCGAATCTTTTTAAATCGTTGCTTTGAAACATAACCTTTTATATACGCGGTTGAATGACTTGAATTTACATCCACAAACAAATAATAATCGCATTGTTGTTCGGCATTGAATAATGAAAGATTGCATTCGTATTCGTCCCTTGGTGGCGCATTATGTTCCATTGTTTTGACTTCAATTTTTGAACCGTCAATCAATAAGTCAAAGTTCAAATCGCCGGAATGAATGACAAGCTTGCCTTGTTCCTGGTAATAATCAAAGGCGACAATTTCGCCAATAGCGCCAATCAAATT